TGGTTCTTCATCAGTTATAGGATCAACAATAAAGAAAGACTTTTGTATATCTACAACACCTGCACTGCCTTGCTTCTTATCGTCAGCCCTACCACGCCACTCATCAGGCTCATAGAACTCAGGCTCATCATCTACATACCTACGGCTGATCTCATTCCAACGTAGGAACTTGTGCTTGACTAGTTGTCTAGCTACAAAGATGGGAGCCTTGACATGGAAGGTAGCAAAGCAGTGACCGAATGGTGACATATGTCTGTGCTTGGCTAGGAACTTGATTAGGTTTGCGTCTGAAGTATTGAACTCTTCAGTCTCCTTACCAAAGGATACCCTTGCTGCATTGACTACAGATAGGTCAGTACCCATGTAGTCTTTTAGATTTACATCAATCAACTGTGATCTCCTTTATTTCTATCCAGTGGTTCATGGCATACTTTTCCATGAGGTAATTACGTCTGTCCTCTGCCTTGTCTCTGTTACCATAGACAGACTCACACCCCATAGGATTCATTACAAGGTACACTTTACTAGCCATTCCATATGCCTTCGTCTTTCTCATCTTGCATGGCCTTCTCACGTTCCTTCTTGAACAATTCCTCTAAGCTAGGGTTGCCCCTAAAGTAATCAGGGGTGTCACGATTGTCAAGTTTTTTCTCTATCCAATCTAATAATCTTTGTATCATGGTGCTGTCCCTTTCCATAAGGCAAGCTGCCCCTCAAGTTTAGTCTTGCGTACCTCAAGGGTCTTGGCCTGATGCTCCCAGTAGTCTGACTCACGTTCAATCATTTCTATCTGGTTACGCAGTTGTTCATTCTCTTTCTGCACTTTCTTTAACTTAGTCACGGCTTGTTCCCACTCATCACGTTGTATCATATTACATCCACCATGTGTAGCTAATTATCAGAGGCACTCCCACCACCATAAACATGATGATGAGAATACTAACACCTAAGCCCCTCATGCCTCATACCTCGCTGTCTTGTAGTTGAGGTTAGTGTGGACGATGCCATGCCAACCAGACAGTTTGTTCTTAACGACATTGAGGTGGCGCATAGTATCTTCTTCTTCAGCACCCTCAACTGGTGGGTTCTTAGCGATCAGCAACATGAGGTCTGCCTCTGCTGCCTTACCTGTACGACTACCCTCCATCATAGATTGATTTAGTACCACCTTGTTCTCTGCATCTGCTGATAGCTGTGACATATAGAAGATAGCACAGCCATGCTGCTTGGCAATCTGTCTGGCATAGATAGCGTTGGCCTTCAGTGCTTCATCAGTACGGGAATAGCCACCTGTCTTAGCGAACTTGTCACCCATGTCAAGCACTACAATGTCTGGCTTGTATGTCTTGCACACACTCTCAACCCATGACATGTCACGATCAGTAGCATCCTTGAACTTTACATTGTCTCTGATCTTATCGTATGCAGCCATTGCCTTGCCCTTGTTAGCGACAACATCCTTGGCTTCCATGTTAGCGGCGGCTGTGATGTAGCGGTGAGCCACACGGTGATAGCCTTCCTCATTGCACAGGACGATGCACTTAGCACCCTGCCATGCGAAGCCACCCTCACCAGCAATTAGGCTGGCATGGAATGAAGTCTTGCCAGTGTTAGGACGTGCGCCAACCTCAATCAAGTGACCAGCATTGACGCCCTCTACCTTACGTGTGAGGGTAGGGATGTTGAATGTCCACTGGCTCTCAAGGCTATTGAGTGACAGGATGTGGTCAATGCTTGAGTCTTCCCACTCAATGTTTAGCTTGGGGGTGAAGTCATCGCCATACTGTTCAAGCATGTTACGTAATGGCTCAAGGGTATCCTTAGTACCATTGACATAATCAAAGCCAAGGTTGGCAATGTCCTCACCGATTACCTGTTGGAATAGTTTAGACAACACCTCTTGTGCAATGTCCACACCCATAGGTGCCTCTCTCTTTACGGTGGCAAAGAGTGCAGAGTATGCTGTCTTCTGTGCTGTAGTGAGGGTGGCATTGTTGGACATGAACAACGCCTCAATCTCGTCAGGTGTAACGGTACGTTCATACCGCTGCATGGCACTGTCGATTGCCTTCTTGATCTTACGTACATCAGGGCTGAACAATCGTTCTGGGCATCGTGATCCACGGTGGTTGTCATAGAACTCTTTGTCCATCAGACTACGTATTAGTGCTAGTTCCATCTGGGGTGTATCCTTCTGTTAGGGCTATCAGATTAATTATATCTACTGGGTTATTATATTTTAGATCGTCTGTCAACTTCAATACCCTGACATCAGGGCAGTAAGTACGTAGCTCTTTAGCAAACTTGAGTGACTTAGGTAAGGCATCGGGGTCAAGTGCTACGATTATGGTGGAGAACTGCGACAAGTACCTCTTGTGTCCCTCCGATAATGATGTACCCAACACAGCCACCCCGACATATACATCATCATCTGAGGCATCCAGCTTGAGTTCGTTATTCACTGTCGCACCTACGACTGCTGCACTCACGCTGTCCTCCACCACTACAGCGACATTACCACAGCCATGATGGTATGGCAAGTCACTATTTCCATATCTTTTCCATTTAGGTATTCTTTTTCCTAGTGATCTACCTGATCCATCAACCATCACACCCCGCTCGTCTAGCACAGGAAAGACAATGCGGTGATCCTTTACGTCATACAATACAATAACATCAATAGGAGATAGGCCATACTGCTTGAGGTACTTCCAACACTCAGGCCCATCATTGACTATGTAGTCTGGCTTTACAAATGGGATAGGCTTGTCTGCCTCTGGCTCCATGTAACCCAGTGCCTTACGAACATCACTAACAGACAGTGCCACATTTGTACCACCACTGACAGTGCAACTAGCCCTATAACAATTCCAAACAACCTTACCCATTGTATTAGTAATAGTAAATGTATTCTTAGTGTGACACACTGGACATGCCATACGTTTACTATCACCAACACTTAACTGTAAGTCATTTATGATTTCTATTATATTCATATCTAAACACTTTCAATGTTGTTCGTTACACTCAATTCTACATGAGCATGACGGGCTGTCAAGGCATTATTTGCAGATGCGAAAGTATTTTTCATGTATGGTTTCACAGATGCAACATGTGTGTGTCCTGTCACTGACATGATCTGAGGTAAAGGTACACCAGCCTCCATCATTTGTGTTACCCCTGTCCTGCGTAAGTCCATAAGACGCAGGGTATCGGGTAGTTCTGCCTCTCGCATGACCTTCCTACCAACTTTAGATAGTCTCTCCATAGCATAAGGATTAAACGTACCACCAACAGGTCGAGGGTGGGGTGCAATGTATGGCTGGAAACCGCAGTCCTGATACTGATCATTGAGCATGGTGAACAACCCATCATCAATGGGTAGGAACACCTCAGCCCTACGTTTAGACTGCACTAGGTACATGCGCTGCCTCTGAAAGTCTATGCTGTCCCATGTCAACATACGCATGTCACCCAGACGTTGGCACCACTGGTATGCCATAGCCACGATCAACCCCACGTTACGGTACTTGTACTTGCTCATGGCTAGTCCCATAAAGTCCATCACATATTCGTGTGACCACACTACCTTACGTTGTGGCAGTGACTTGCGCTTGATCTTAGTGAAGGGGTTGAACTGTATCTGTTCCATCTCAATTGAGTAATTAAAGACACGACTAGCACAGGTTGCTGCATGGTTGGCGTAGCTGATGCCCTTAGTGACCCACTCTTCATAGACTTGCTTTGCAACCTTAGAGGTAACATCAACATGCTTCTTATCGCCAACAGTTGCCACCAACTTGCCTATGAAGTACACATAATCAACCTTAGTTGTATCACGTAACGCCTTGAAATCATTGGATGCATAATAGAAGTGTGACAAATCTGCAACAGTTGATTTATCTGTGATCCTCAGTATCTTTGCCTGTTCCTCACGGTACTGGTCAATGGTATCATTCAACTCATTGGCGAGTAGTTTAACTTGCTTGAGGTCACAGCCCCATTCCTTGCGGCTCACCACCCCAGCATCAACTAGACACTGAGGTGGGTTGAAGCGATAGGACACTACACCCTTGGGTTGTTTACGTGGCTGCACAAATCTCGGTAGGTTTGTCATTTATTCCATCCCAATAAATTTTATCTTGCTCTCTTGAACGGTAGTAGGTTTCTACAAAGTGTTCAATACTGTTAGAGTGGTAGTGCTTTTTTCTTTTGTCACTACCCCACTTACCTGTGGTGTAGTAGTATGAGTAACGTGAAGAGTATCTACTCTGTGGTTCTTTATCTTTGTAGATAAATATTAAGGCTTGCTTTTCATGTACAAAGTAGGCCAGTTCTTTGTTGTCTAAATATTCCTTGACAACCTCTAGCGTTTGGTTGGTGGGCTTTCTAAACCTAGGCTCACCCTTAGAGTTACGCCCAACATAAGTCCACCCCTCATCTTCATTGCCCTCAAATGTTTGTTCAGCCATACCCTATGCTGCCTCTAGTGTGATGAACTTGGGATCACTGACCCACTTGCTCACCTCTTGCTCACGTGACCACATGCTGATGGCCTGTGTATCGTTGCCTGTGTTCTTTAGGTTGAACCCATTGCGTTCGTCTGCATAGCTGGCGTAGTTAGTGAAGGCAGAGTACAAAGAGAACTTGTTATGCCCACGCACATTTACCTCATGGTTGTACAACTGGAACATCTTCTCAGCCTTACGCTTTGAACCAATCATATCATCTAGCAGGGACTTAACATCTACATACTTGGTTGATGTGTTAGCCCAGACCTGCATCTTTTCTGCTGTGTCATAGAAGTCTGACCTAGCACGGGTCAACTCTTTGATGAAGCCATCAAGGGTAAAGTTGGCTGTGTTCTTCTTACGCACCTTGTCATAGTCACCAGTAATCATACCATTGGTGCAGAAGAAATCAATAGCCCCAAAGAATACTTGATTGGAACATGACCCATCAATGCCATGCAAAGATATGATACGATTGCCTATGCTAGTCTCATGTTTGTCTGTGGTGATGGTGCCTTTCATGTTGGGCAGGGTGATGTCAAGCATAGCCCATGCACCATTACGTGCGGTGCGCCACTTCATGTCAGCACCCCTGACCTCATAAGCATTTAGTTCTTCAGTCACATTCTCTATGACACCACGATAGAAGTCACCATGTGATGCACACTGGAAAGACTTACCAACAATGCCAAGGTACTTGCCTGTGTTTTGGTTGATAACATACTTTTTATCGCTCACTTTAGTATCTTCAAAGTCTACTGCAAAGTCTAGGTGGTCTGGGATCATATCGAAAGCCATTGGCTATTCCTCTCAAGGGTTATCGGCAACTGTGCCTG